CTCATTTGCGGATTTTTTACCCATGGTGAAACCTAAAAACCAGCCAAAGTCCGGCCGTGGCGGCTTGAGGAACCCTCCAGGCGGCAGACCACCCAAAATGCCGAAACTGGAGGATCGGCCGGCGAATATGACGCCACTGGCCTACATGCTGGCCGTCATGAACGATCCCAACGCCGACGTAACCCGGCGCGACCGCATGGCAACCGCTGCCGCACCCTACGTTCACGGCCGCTCAACGGACGAGCTTCCCGGCAAGAAACAGCAAGCGCAGAACGAGGCGCAGACCGCGCTTGATGACAGCGACTGGAGTGGCCTGGTCAACTGATGGACTTTTCCTGCCGCGATTGGGAAGAGCGGCTTCGGGCCGGTAAGTCGCTGGTTCCCGACCTTGCGCTGGACGAGGCCGAGGCAAAGCGCGCGGTTGATATCTTTGACAAGCTTCGGCTGCCGGACGTGGTCGGCCGGCCACGGATGAAGGAGGCGGCCGGGCCATGGCAGCGTGACATCGTTCGTGCGGTGTTCGGATCACTGGTCGGGGATGCCAGGACAGTCCGCGAATGCTTCGTCATGGTGCCGAAGAAGAACAGCAAGGCCTTGGCTCTCGACACGCCGATTGCGACCCCGACCGGGTTTACCCGAATAGCGGACATCAAGGTCGGCGATCAGGTCATGGACGTCGACGGCCTGCCGACGCGGGTGTGTGAAAAGAGCGTCGTCTTCGTCGGGCGTCCGTGCTTCGAAGTCGAATTTTCGACCGGCGAAAAGGTCGTCTGCGATGCCGAGCATCTTTGGGTTACCGATGCTCATCGGGAGCGCGACAACAAGCGCGGCGGACGCAAGGTGGATCGGAAGATCCCGAAACCATCGGCGAAGACCACAGCGGAAATCGCCGCTACCCTGAAGGTACCGAGCGGAAAATATACGATCAACAATCACCGCACTGCGCTGTCCAAACCGCTCGAATTACCGGAAGCAGCCCTGCCAATCCCACCTTATGCGCTTGGGGTCTGGCTCGGGGACGGGGCGTCAGAGCAGGCAATCGTTACTGCTGGCTGCGACGAAGTCGATGCAATGGCGGACCGGCTAGTCGCGAGTGGTCAACCGGCATACGTGCGCGCCCGCTACCCGACGAAGGGTTCAGCGACAATCGCGCTGGTGACGGAAGGCGTCGCGGGCTCAGTCAGTCTTCCGTACCGTTTCCGAACGGAAGCCATCGGGCTTGGCCTGTTAGGGAACAAGCACATTCCGCGAGGGTATCTCCGCGCGTCGAAGAGCCAGCGTCTTGAGTTGCTGCAAGGGCTCATGGACACGGACGGCAACATCTCGGTACGTGGGCAGGCATCATTTACGACGACTTCTCCGCGGCTGTGCGATGATGTCGTTGAACTTGTCGCTTCGCTCGGCTTCAAGCCGTGTCTGGATACATGGACGGCGCGAGTAAACGGCAAGGACTGTGGTCCCGCCTTTCGCGTCAGCTACTTCCCGTTCGCCGGCTGGCCGGTCTTCAAGATGGATCGCAAGGCGATCCGCCAAAAGATACAGCCGCTGAGTTCGCCGCGGTCCCGCAGTCGGCAGATCGTTGCGGTTCGACCGGTCGAGAGCGTGCCAACGCAATGCATCGGCGTCGAAAGCGCGACGAAGCAGTTTTTGGTGACCCGGTCGCTGATCCCGACGCACAACACCACCGGCGGCGCGGCGATCGCGGTGACATGGCTGCTGATGAACGAGCGGCCGCGTGCCGAGGGCATTTACATCGGGCCGACGCAGGAAGTGGCCGACCTCGCCTTTAGCCAGACGGTGGGCATGATCGAGGCCGACGACTACCTGGCCAAGCGGTTTCACATACAGCACCACACGAAGACGATCACCGACCGCAAGAAAGAAACCAAGGGCACAAGGTTGAAGGTCAAGACCTTCGACATGAAGGTGGTCACCGGGTCCAAGCCGGCGTTCATCCTGCTCGACGAGCTGCACCTGATGGCGTCGATCAACGGCGCCGCCAGGATCATCGGGCAGATCAGGGGCGGCATGCTGCCGAACCCGGAGGCTGCGCTGGTGATGATCACGACGCAGTCGGACATGCCGCCAGCCGGTGCCTTCAAGGCCGAGCTGCAGTATGCGCGCGGCGTGAGGGACGGCCGGATCCGGGACGGCTGTTTGCTGCCGATCATCTACGAGTTTCCGGAGGCCATGCAGACCGATCCGGACAAGCCGTGGCAGAACCCGGTCAACTGGCCGCTGGTGCTGCCGAACCTCGGACGCTCGATCACGTTGGACCGGCTGGTGTCGGACTATCGGGTGGCGATCGAGAAGGGCGACGAGGAAGAGCGGCGCTGGGCCTCGCAGCACCTGAACGTCGAGATCGGCCTGGCTCTGCATAGCGACCGCTGGCCGGGTGCCGACTATTGGCAGGACGCCGGCGAGCAACTGACGATCGATCGGCTGCTGGCGCTGAGCGACGTCGCGGTGGTCGGCATAGACGGCGGCGGGCTGGACGATCTGCTCGGCCTGGCGGTGATCGGCCGCGACAGGCAGGACCGCACGCTGTGGCGGCTGTGGACGAGAGCCTGGGCGCATCCGATCGTGCTGAAGCGCCGCAAGGAGATCGCCGAGACGCTGAAGGACTTTTCGGCGGATGGCGACCTGGTGTTCTGCGACGAGCCGACACAGGACATTCGCGAGGTCGCCGACATCTGCGAGCGGGTCAGGGATGCCGGGCTGCTTCCGGAGCAGCTGGGGATCGGCGTCGACAAGCTCGGCCTTCCGGCGATCGTCGACGAGTTGGTGGAACGCGGCTTCAAACTGGCCGACGAGAGCGGCGCCATCACCGGCGTTGCGCAGGGCGGCTACCTCAATCCGGCAATTCTGGGCGCCGAGCGCAAGCTCAGCGACGGGACGCTGAAGCATGCCGGGCAGCCGCTGATGGCGTGGTGTGTCGGCAACGCGAAAGTGGAGATGAAGGGTTCTTCCCGCGCCATCACCAAGCAGGCTGCGGGGACCGCCAAGATCGACCCGCTCATAGCGGCATTCAACGCGATCATGCTGATGGCGCGCAATCCGGAGGCGCAGCCGGTGTGCAGTGCCGAGGCGATGATCGGCTGACTTAGGGAAAACGAGACATGACCGAATACAGAACGATGGTTTCGGCCGGCGCAGGGCTGGATTTTGTCCTTTCGGACGGCAGCCTCGACCGCCACGGCACCCGCATCAATCCCGATGGCTGGGATCTGTCGTCATTCCGGCAAAATCCCGCCGTGCTGTGGTTGCACGGCCGGGATCCGACATTCGGCAATGTACCGATCGGCAGTTGGGAAAACGTGCGGATCGAGGCCGGCAAGCTGATGGGCCGGCTCAAGCTGGCGGCGAAGGGGACGAGTCAGCGCATCGATGAGCTGATCGGCCTGGTCGAGCAGGGCTTTCTTCGTGCTGTCTCGGTCGGCTTCGAAGTCCTCGAGGGGAAAAAGGCCGGCAGCGAATACGATTTCCACCGCACGTCGCTGCGGGAGGCGTCGCTGGTGGCGATCGGCTCCAACAAAAACGCGCTGGCACAGGCGCGATCCATGCAGATTTCAGATTCCACGATCCGGATGGTCTTCGGCGAGCTTGCCGATGAAGAGCACCGGAACATACCCGTTGGCGAGCTTGCCGTAATCCCTCCATCGAAAGCAAAAAAGATGGAAAATCTCCCAATCGCAAAGCGCATCGAGAATGCGCAGACTGACCTGAATACGGCGCGTGACGCCTATCACGCGCACATCAAAAACGAAGAGTTCGACACCGACCAGGCCGAGACGTTCAAGGCCGAGGTCGAGCAGCGGACGGCGAGGCTCGACAGCCTCAAGGACGCCGAGCGCACGCTGGGCCTTCGTGCTGCCGAGCAGACCGAAAGCCGCGACATCGTCGTGACCAAACCGGAGCGGCGCCCGCTGGGCATCCGCACCAGGGAGATCGAGCCGCGGGAACTGCTGGTTCGTGCAGCGTCGGTTCACCTCCTGAGCTACCTGACCCGTAAGCCTTTCGAGGTGGTGCTCGAGCAGCGCTATCCCGACCACAAGCAGACGCAGGAATATACCCGCGCGGCCGTATTGGCAGCGACAACCACAACGGCCGGATGGGCGGCCGAGCTGGTCGAAACGGTCACTGCCGACTTCATGGCGAAACTGCCTCCCGATACGGTCCTGCCAAAACTGGCGGCTGCCGGAACGCAACTGTCATTCGGTCCTGGCCGCGGCGCGATCCGGATCCCGGCAAGGGCAGCGACGCCATCGATCAGCGGCTCGTTCGTGGCGGAAGGAGCGCCGATCCCGGTTCGCAAGCTGGGCCTGACTCCGATCACGCTGTCGCCGCACAAGGTCGGCGTCATCTCGGTGTTCACGCGGGAGATCGTCAAATATTCCAACCCGCAGATTGAGAGCATCGTACGCGAGGCCATCCAGGAGGATACCTCGATCACGCTGGACACGCTGCTGCTCGACGCGACGGCGGAATCCACGACAAGGCCTGCCGGCATCATCTACGGCGTGTCGGCGACCACGGCTTCGGCAGCCAACGGCTATGCGGCGATCCTCGCCGACATCAAGGCGCTTTCGGCGCCGTTCCATGCTGCAAACGCTGGGCGCAAGCTTGTCCTGATCATCAACCCGGCGCAGGCACTCGATCTCGCAATGGCGCCGGGACCGGACGGGACATTCGGCTGGGCCAGCCAGTTCACCAGCCGCTTTACGGTGATCGAGTCGACCACCGTCACGGCCGGTAACGTGTACATGGTTGACGCTGCCGACTTCGTGTCGGTGACAGGCGCGCCCGAGTTCGAAGTTTCGGACCAGGTCACGCTGCACATGGAAGACACGACGCCGCTGGCGATCGGCACGGCCGGCTCGCCGGCCACCGTAGCGGCACCTGTCATCAGCACCTTCCAGGAGGCGAAGGTCGCGCTTCGGATGCTGATGGACACCACCTGGGCGATGCGCAGAGCCGGCATGGTCCAATACATGACCGGCGCCGACTGGGCGCCGGCATAGGCCTGATCCTCCTCCCGTCAGGTCCATGCAGGGCGGGGCGCATGCCTCGTCCGTTTTTCCCGCAACCGGAGTACATCTCATGGCAGATCCCAAAGACACCACGGCAGCCGCCGAGAAGCCAGAAAAGGCAAAGGCCGAGAAAACCTCAGCCGAGACGCAGGCACCTGTCCCGTCGCAGGCCGAGGCCGACGCCATCAAGGAAGGCAAGCCTCCCGTGCTCACGCCACAGGCCAGGGACGTGAAGGCGCAGCCGACCTCGGCGAACTATAAAACGCGCTGATGGCGAACTGGCTCACCCGCATACTGCAACCCTCGGCGACACGCGCCGCCGAGGGCACCTATCGTCCTGGTCCCTACATGCTGAACGACGGCTGGCTGTCGGCCACCGCCGGGCAGTTCTGGAACTGGTGGCAAATGGGCTATTCGCTGCAGCCGTATGGCGAAAGCGGGGCGATGGTCGAGGCGTGCGTCTCGGCCTATTCGCAGACGGTCGCCATGTGTCCCGGCGACCACTGGCAGAAACTGGCTAACGGCGGCCGGCAGCGGGTTTCGACCTCGGCGCTCAGCCGCATCCTGAAGCACCCGAACGACTACCAGTCGAGCTCGGACTTCATGCTCAACCTGACGCGTCGGCTGTACATGATCGGCGAGGCTTTTGCGGTCGGCATCCGCAACAACCGCGGCGAGATCGCCGAGCTGCACCTGATGCGCGACGGCCAGGCAACGGTGGCCGATGATGGCTCGATCTTCTATAGCGTCGGCGGCAACGAGGTGCTGGAGCAGCGGTTCGACTTCTCGGTGCCCATACCGGCAAGGGATGTGCTGCATGTGCGCCTGCACACGCCGCGGCATCCGCTGAAGGGCGAAAGCCCGATCCTGTCGACAGTGCTAGACCGGGCAATGGGCGGCGCCGTGCTAAACCAGCAAACCTCATACTACATCAACCAGGCGCGGCCATCCTTCATCCTCGAGACCGACGAGAAGACATCACCGGAACAGCATGCGGCTCTTCGCGCGCGATGGAACGAGCAGACACAAGGGTCCGGCGCCGGCGGCACTCCCATCCTGACCTGGGGCCTCAAGGCCAAGCAGGTCCAGCCAACGACCGCAGTCGACGGCCAGCTCGCCGAAATGCTGAAGATCACCGACCAGAATATCGCGCTGGCCTTCCGCCTGCCACTGCAGGTGCTGGGCATCGGCGGCACGACCTTTTCCTCCACAGAACTGTTGATGCAGTCGTGGATCGCCTCCGGGCTGGGCTTTGCGCTAAACCATATAGAGACCGCCTTCGACCAGTTCTTCGGCCTCCAGGGTTACCCGGATAACTATACCGAGTTCAATACGGCTGCCTTGCTTCGCTCGGCCTTCAAGGAACGCATCGAGGGGCTCGCGAGGGGTGTGCAAACTGCAATCTACACCCCGAATGAAGCCCGTAACGCCGAGGATTTGCCGAGTGTGCCGCACGGTGACATGCCGCGCGTTCAACAGCAGCAGGTTGCGCTCGACTGGGGCGGATTCGACGTCCAGCCGACGCCCGCGCAGGGAACGGAGCCGGTCAATACGCCATCCGACGATGAGATGGACGAAGGGGAGAAGGCTGCGCGTGCTCAGCGTGTATTGGAGTTGCTTTCTTGATCGTATCGCCAGCCATATCCACCGGCGCTCTTTCGCTTGCCCCGGCAAACGGCCGATATGTGGGCACGATGGCAACCTGTTTCTACAGATGCATCCACAATGCATTCAAAGCGCCTGCCATCCGAACGCATTACAGAGCTGATGCTTGTGGAATTGTGGACCTGTATTCTTGTCGTTGCCCAGCGGCAATTGTTGGGCGAATAAGGACCATCATTGTCAATGCGATCAACCGACAGATCATCGGCGTACCCGTTGGCAAGCGCCCAATCCCGGAAAGTTTCATAGTTCGGCCATTCGATGGTAATGCCACGGCCGCCATAACGATCAAAGGCCGGATTGGTCGTATTGCGGCATCTGGCAAGCATATTTGTCCAGATACGGTGAAGACGCGTTCTCATGCCTTTTCGCGCATCGCCATGAGTGAGGCGATAAAGCTTTACCCGTTCCGCCCGAAGGCAGCCGCAGGATTTGACCTTACCGTTTCTGAGCCGTTGACCCTGCGTGATATGTTCGTTTCCGCATTCGCAACGGCAACGCCACAGCGCGCGATTGTTCGCGCTTCCGGCGCGTTCAATAACGGTCAGGCGTCCAAAAACCCGTCCTGTGATATCCGTGATTGCGGGCATGTCGGCTTCCTCCAGAAGCGGGCCGGTCAAGTGACGGAGCCGGTTTGCGAGATCGGCTCCGTCGCGCATTCTGGAATGGATTGCGGCTGATGGATAGGAACTTTTCGGCGAATGAAGTCATCGGCGCCGTCAGGATGAAACTCGCCGCCATGCGCGAGGAAATCGACGGGCAGATCAGAGATTTCGGCAACGGCGAATGGCAATCTCTTCGCGCCGAAGTCAAAGGGATGCTCGTGGATTTGCGCGAGCGTCTGGCTGAGATTGACGCGGCCGAACAGGGTCGCGCTGCGGCATCACGGCGGCGTCTCGATGCGCTGAAGGACGGCGAGCCGGGAGAAAAGGGTGAGCCGGGAGAAAAGGGTGAGCCTGGCCGTGACGGGCCGACAGGCAAGCTGCCGGTCGTGCGCGAGTGGGATGATGGCGTCTGCTACGAGGGCGACGTGCGTTCGTTCGGCGGTGCTGCCTGGCAGGCAATCCGGGACACCGGCAAGGAACCCGGCCACGAGGACTGGATCCTGATTGCCGGACGCGGCGAGAATGGCTGCGACGGTCAGGATGGCCGGTCCCTCCGCCTACGCGGTCAATGGCTGGAGATTAATGCTTATCAGGCGATGGACGTGGTCACACAGGACGGCGCGTCGTGGGCGGCGAAGCGGGACGACCCAGGGACGTGTCCCGGCGAAGGCTGGCAGCTCGTCGCGAAGCAAGGCAAGCGCGGCGACCCCGGCAAGCGCGGTCCGGCGGGAGAAAGGGGCGCGCCTGGGCCGGCAGTCGTTTCGATGACCGTTTCGGACGAGGGCATGCTGACACTGGAAAGAAGCGACGGCTCGCTCGTTACCTGCGACCTCTATCCGGTGCTTTCAAGGATGGTGCGCTGATGGCCATCGTGATCATAACACCGCCGACCGCCATGCCGGTCACGCTGGCGGAAGCCAAGACGCATCTGCGCGTCGATATGAGCGACCACGATGCGATGATCACCGGGCAGATCGAAGCTGCCACCGCAACGCTGGAAAGCTGGCTGACGCGGGCGCTGGCCGAGCAGACGCTGGAGCTTGTGCTGGACAGCTTCCCCGCCGACGAGGTGTTCCTGCCGCGCGGGCCGGTCCAGAGCGTCGAAAGCGTCACCTACATCGACCTCGACCAGGTCGAGCAGACGATAGATTCCGCCGATTACGTAGTGGACATTTCGCACGACAAATATGGCGTGGTCTATCCGGTGGATGCCTGGCCGTCCGCCTACGACGCCACCGGCGCCGTCCGCTTCCGCTATGTCACCGGCTATGCGGCCACGCCCTGGCCGATCAAGGTCGCCATCATGATGCTCACCGCGCATTGGTATGCGAATGCGGAAGCGGTGTCGGCCTCCTCGATGCTGCCTGTCCCGCTCGGCGTGCAGGATCTGGTCGCACCCTACAGGGTGGTCTCGGTCTGATGCTCGATAGGCCATCGAAACGACGCCAGGTCGAAGGCAAGGGCCAGATCGGCCAGGTGTCGGTATGGGACGGCGGCAATTCGGTATCGGGTTCCGAGGATCTTGTATTCGACGACATCGCCGGCAAGCTGACGGTCAGGGGCAAGCCGCTGGTAACTGAGGCGCCGAAGGACGATCGGGCCTATATCCGCAAGGCCGCGCGCTGGGTGGAAATCGATTTGCCCATTTCCGGGCCGGCCGGGCAGAGCGGGACGCGCGGCGAGCCTGGACTACCAGGGCCGAAAGGCGACAAGGGCGAGCGGGGAGTACTGGGCAGGCGCGGCGAAAAGGGCGATGCCGGCGAAGCCGGCCCGCAAGGGCCGCAGGGCGAGCCTGGACCGCAGGGACCAAAGGGTGACAAGGGCGATCCCGGCGAGGTCGAGGAGGCGCCGAAAGATCATAAGCCCTATGCGCGGCAGGACGGCGACTGGATCGAAGTTCCCGTCGGTGGTGGTGGCGGCGGCAGTACGGGCGGCGACGGCGAGGGCATTCCTGGTCCGCCTGGGCCTCAGGGCGAGCCCGGCACACAAGGGCCGCAAGGTGAAACCGGGCCGACTGGACCAGCCGGGCCGATGGGCGATGCCGGCTTTACCGGGCCTATGGGACCAACCGGGCCGCAGGGCATTCAGGGCGAGCCGGGCGAGCCTATCACCGGCGGCGCGCTGCAATCGTATGTCTACGGCACCACGGCGACGACGCCGCCGCCGATGACCGGCCGGTTTCGTCTCAACAATACCGACCAGACGCTTGCCACCATTATGTATCTGCATTTCACCAACGACGACGGCATCGACATCCGGACTTATGTTCTCGACCGGGTAAAGGCTGGCGACACGCTCTACATCCAGCAACGCAACGACGCTTCGAAGTGGCGGCTCTACGAAGTCGCTTCGGCGATTACCGACAACACCACCTATGCGACAATTCCGATCATATATCGCGTCGGCGGCGCGGCCCTGGTGGGCAACTCGCAAACGGTCATCATGCGTGAGGGCGTCGATCCCACGGTCGACATGCCGGAAGGCACCATCAAGGGACGCGCCGGGGCTACCGGCACCGGACCGCCAACGGATATCCTCGTTGCTGACAGCGCATCGGTCATCGCCGACTGGGGCACGGCCGGGCAGATCCGGTTCCATACGGTCGGCGGCGGCACGGTGGAGCAGCCAACCGATTTCAAGGATAGCGTCGTCGTCGCGACGACCGCCAACATCACGCTGTCCGGCGAACAGACGATCGATGACACGCTGACGGCGACCAGCCGGGTCCTCGTCAAGAGCCAGACGGTAGCTTCTCAAAACGGCATTTATCTCAGTGCGGCCGGCGCTTGGGCGCGCAGCGACGATGCCAACGTCGATCCGGACATCACGCCCGGCATGCTGGTCTACGTCGAGAGCGGCACGCTCAATGGCGACCAGATCTGGATCTGCATGAACACCGGCGCGATCACGATCGGCACCACCGCGCTGGTGTTCCAGGCGATCGCCGTGCCGCAGTCGATCTTCGTCGGCAAAGGCGTGAACGGAACCACTTACACGCACGACCTGAAGGATGGCGGCAAGCGGCTGGAGTTCAATAACGCCGGCACCAAGACGATGACGGTAGCGCCGCAGTCGAGCGTTAATTCGGCCGTCAATACGTCCATCCGGATCCTGAACCTCGGCACTGGCCTGCTAACGGTGGCGCCTGGATCAGGCGTTACCATCAACGCCTATGGCGGGGTGCGCACGCTGGCGCAGTACCAGGAGGCGCTGCTGCAGAAGCGGGCCAACCCGAACACATGGGTGCTGTCGGGCGCCGGCTTCGGCACGGCTGCATTGAAGAACATGCACGTCGGCACGTCGGCACCATCGTCACCGGCGACCGGCGACATCTGGATCGATACGACATGAAGGTCATCGGCGCCCGCGAGTCGGCCCGCGCGCTGCGCGAGCTTTCGAAGCAGGTCACCGTGCCGCTCAATGCGACGTCTCGCTTTGCGTTGCAGCCGACGCTGACGGCGGCGCGCCGGAATGTGCGGGTGCTGAGCTTCGATGAAAGCACTGGCGCGCTGGCAGCCTCGCTGACCATCAAGCGCGATCCGAAGTCGCACAAGGTCAATCCGGTCCACAAGGTCGGCCCGGCCGCCGACTTCGAAAGACAAGGCCGCAAGCCGGTCAAATACGCCCACCTGATCGAATTTGGCACCGCGCCGCACTTCCAGCCCGGCCGCGGCGTGACGCATCCTGGCAGCGCGCCTAAGCCGTTCCTGACGCCGGCCTTCCACTCGACCAAGGATGAGGTGGTCAAGCGGTTCGGCGATCGGATCGGACCCGAGATGGAAAAGCGGGCGGCGAAGCTCAACAAGAAGGCGCTGACATGATCGGCGCTGGCGATCTTGATAGGCGGATCGAACTGCAGTCGGTCACGACGACCACTGATCTGATCTCCAACGAGGACATCGAGACCTTGGCAACTTACGCCACCGTCTCAGCCAAGGTGGAGTTCCACCGGGCCGACGAGAGCGAAGCGTCGGCGCGGGAATACGCATCGATGGCGCTGTTCTTCACGGTGCGCTGGCGCAGCGACCTGTCTTACAAGGACAGCATCATCTTTGAGGGCGAAACCTATGAGGTCATTGGGCGCCCGAGGGAGATAGGCCGCCGGCAGTTCCTGAAGATGGAAGCGAGGCTGGTCGAATGAGCTACGCCGTAGGGCTTGCCGTCCAGGCGCTGCTGGCCGACTCGGCGGTCATCGCGATCACCAGCACGCGCATCAAGCCGCTGCCGCTGGCGGACGGGACGGACTATCCGGCGATCGCCGTGGCGATGTCGGCCGAGGAAGAGGAATACCTGCTGGCCGGCTCGTCGCAATATCCGCAGTCGACCGTGCAGATCCACTGCGTTGCCGAGACGGCAACCGACGCACTCGTTCTCGGCGAGGCGGTCAAGGTGGCGCTGCGCGATCTTTCTTTCACGCTCGCCGGGCCGCCATCAACGCATGCATCCTTTGCAAAGGAAGCTGTAGACTTCACCGACTACTCCGACGACCTCTCTACCCACCGCCGCGTAATGAGTTTTTCCGTCCGCTGGCGGTAGGAACACCAGCCAGGGGCTAAACCCGCGCCAGCGGGCTTCCCTGTGGCACAGAAAGCTATTCTAAACCTGAAAGGAGCATACCCCCATGCCTGCAACGACCGGCTTTACCAGCATAGGCGCCCAGCTCAAGCTCGGCGACGGTGCCACGCCTGCCGAAGTCTTTACCCACATCGGCAACACCACCAACTTCGGCCTCGAGCAGTCAGCCGACCAGATCGACGCCACCCACCTGATGTCGACGTCCGGCTATCGGGAGTTCAAGCAGGGATACAAGACCGCGACGGTGTCCTTCGAAGGGCACTTCGATCCCGACAGCGCGCAGCAGGCCCCACCCGACGGCATTCTCGGCATGTTCGAGTCCGGCGCGCCTGCCAACTTCCAGGCCGACTTTTCTGGTGCGGACAATGGCGGCGTCGGGGCGCCGACAACGCTGCCGATCTGTTCGTTCAGCGGCGTCGTCACGCAGTTCTCGATCAATGCGCCAACCGGCGACATGGTGACCTATACCGGCACCATCTCGATGTCCTCGTCGCCGACCTGGAGTGACGGGACGCCCTGATGCCTAACAAGTACATCGGCGAGGTCGACGCGCCGGAGTTCGGCGAAGGCTACACCATCCGGTTGGACATGCACGGACAGGGACAGCTTGAGACAAAGTTCGGGGACTTCGAGTTCGCCCACAAAGTCCACTACGGGCTGTCGGTCATGAACTCGACGCACCTCAGGGCGTTCCTCGATGTGGCATTGCGCAAGGACGGCGAGGTAGGCAAGGCGCCTAACGGGGCACTGGAGAACGGACCGCTGGAACCGATCGCCAGGAAGTGCCTCGATGCGTTCACGCTGTTTCGCTACGGCAAGGACGCCGAGACCTGGGCGGCCGACAACGAAAAAGAGCAGCGGAAAAAGACGGCCGCGGCAAACCCTACGAAGGGCACGAAAGCCTGACCGGCTGGCTGCAGTCGCTGGCTTATCGTGCCGGGATCGCCGACCGTGAGTTCTGGAAAATGACCGCCAACGCCGTCGTTGCCGCATTCAACGCCAGCCAGGAAAACCTGTACCGGCTGGCCTGGCGCACCGCCTATTACCACCGGGTGCAGCACAAGCATTTCCCGCGATCCGAGGACGCCATCTTCGGCCGGGCCGCGGCTGTGCGGCGACAGAACCTCAACGAGCAATATGCAATGGCCAGGCTGATAACGAAGGTGCTACATTGAAATCGCAAGCGAGGCATGGCGTGGCGCGGTACGGCGTGGCGGTGCTCGGCATGACAGGGTATGGCAAGGTTTGGCAGGCGGTTCTTCGGAGCCGCCTTTTCTTTTATGGGAAGGTTTGAGCAGTGGTCGCTACCGTTGGCAGCATCGCGATCGACCTGTCGGCGAACACCGCGAAGTTCACGCAGGGGTTCAAGTCGGCGGCGACGACGGTCGATCGCGAGAGCGGCCGCATGTCGAAGGCGGTCGCCGGGATAGGCGCGGGCTTCAAGTCGGCATCCGGCCTGCTGTCGAGCTTCGCCGGCGGGCTGGCGGGCGGCGCGGCGTTTGCAGCCCTGACGTCGTTCACCGGGCTGGTCGGCAGGGCGCGCGAGGCCATTGGCAGACTCGACGACATCGCCGACCGGGCCAAGACCAGCGGCATCGGCACCGATCTGTTGCAGTCGCTCGAGCGCGGCGCCGAGCAGGCCGGCCTCGAGGTCAACGATCTTGCCAGCGGCCTGGCATTCTTCGCCAAGGGCATGGGCCAGGCGGCCGAAGGAACCGGCCGGCTGTATTCCGGTCTCGAGAAACTCAACCCGCAGCTGCTGCGCATGCTCCTCAACACCGACGACCAGGAGAAGCGGCTGCGGCTGGTCGCCGAGGCTCTCGACCGGACCGACAACGCTGCGCAACGGGCGGCCTTGTCGGCGGCCTTGTTGGGCGACGTCGATCTGTCGCGGCTTTTTGAGGGCGGCGCCGCCGGCTTCGACAAGTTGGCCAAGTCGATCGACGGCAACTTCACACCAGAGCAGATCAAGAAATCCGGCGAATACGACGCCGCGCTCAAAGAGATCGAAAGGTCGATCAACAACACCGTCGACAGCCTGGTCATTAGCCTGGGGCCGGCCTTGGTCGGCACGAGCGAGCTGTTCCGGGAAGGCGTCGAGGCAATTGCCAGTTACATCGAGATGGTTAACGAACTCGGCTCGGTCACGCGCGAGTTCGCCAAGGATCCGTCCATCGCGACGTTTCTCGATGCTCTGCTCGGCAGGAGCGACGAACACAATCTGATGCGGGAATTCGCGAAAGGGCTTGGGGTGCCCGACTCCGCTCCGCGGCAGCCCGAGCCCGATGCGCCCGGCGTCGGGTCGACGACAGCGCCGCGCAGGTCTGGGATGTTCCGCAAACAGCTGCCCTCGGCGGATGGTGGTGGCGTTCCCTTCCGCGTCGACGAACTCCGCGACATCGGCAGCAGCGTTGACGATGCATCCGACAACATCAGCGATGCGGTCGACAGCAGCGGCAGCGAGCTTGGCCGCGTCCTTTATGACTCCAGCAGCGACGCCGCCGACACCATCAGCGGCAGCGTCAGCGACAGCGGCTATTACATTGCCGGGCGGTTCGACGATGGGATCAGGGCGCAGACCAACGCCCTGGACAGCATAATACGCAAAGCTGTGCGTGACGTCGGAGATTTCAGCTATTCCGGCAACCAGCTGGGAGGCGGCAGCACCAGCTGGGCCGGAAGTAGAATAACGGCCCGCGCCGACAGTGGCCTCGTCAAAGGCGCCAGCAGCCGCCTCATCAGTGACTATGCCAGGCTCGTTGGCACCGGCATGCCGGGTGCGCCAGCCGCGATCACCGAGAGCGGCGGCGGCGCTGCCATCAACGTCAGTGTCGTCGTCAAGCCGGTGCTGGAGGGCCAGCGGCTGTCACCGCAAAGCACGGCGGAAATCAAGCAGGCGGCATCGGCCGGCGCCAATGCGGCATTAAGGGCGTTCAATGGTCGATAACGTCATCATGGACGAGCGCATGGCGGCGGGCTTCAAGGGCGGGCCCACCTTCTCGACCGACAAGCTGGCGATGGTCAACGGCCAGGAACGCCGGCTGCAGAACCGTTCGGTCGCCATCCACGATTATGTCTGGCAGTTCACCAACACGTCGCGGGCGCTGGAGGCCTCGCTCAAGGCCTTCTGGTTCGACCGGCGCGGCGACTTCAAGGCCTGGCTGCTGAAGGACTGGTCCGACTATTCCGGCACGCTGCAGGTCATCGGCGCCGGGACCGGCGCGCTGACCACGTTCCAGATCATCAAGACCTATTCGGCAGGGTCGAACCCCTACCAGCGCACCATCCGGCATATCAAGGCCGGCACGCTGTCGGTTTATGCCGACGGCGCCCTGGTGCCGTCCGGCTATACGGTCAGCGCTACCGGGCTGATCACGTTTTCCGTCGCGCCGGGCAGCGGCGATATCGTCACCGCAAGCTATGAGTTTTATGTGCCGGTGCGCTTCGAGGGCGACCGCTTCATATCGATTGTCGACTACCAGTCGCAGATGGACATCATCTCGGTCGAAGACCTCACGGCGATCGAGGTCGTCCCTTGAGAAGCTGGGATGCAACCCTGCTCACCATGCTCGGCGGCAGCGAGATCACCCGCTGCTACCTGGCCGAGCTGACCAACCCGACCGGCCAGGTCGTTCGCGTCACCAACCACGATGTCGATCGGGTCGTCGGCGCGGACACCTATCTCAAGACGCCTGGCTTCGACCTGTCGCGCTACACCGTCAAGAACGGCGGCGAGGCGGCAACCATCGATTTTGAACTGCCGCTGTCGGACGACGGGCCGATCCTGGTCGAGGACGTCCGCCGCGGCGCATGGCGCGGCGCAACGATCGTCCTGTGGATTGCCCACACGGCCACGCCGGCAAACCGCAACATCATCGCCCAGGGCTTCGTCGGGCGCACCGCCTTCAGCGACCGCCTGCAGGGACGCATAGAGCTGGTCACCCTGGCCGATGCGCTCAAGGACGTGATCCTGCTGACGATCCAGCCGGCATGCCCGTTCAAGTTCTGCGGCCGGGAATGCGGCGCCGTCGAAGCGACATGGACGCGGACCGGGACGGTAACCGGCGCCGTCAGCCGCAGGAAGTTCACCGCCACCATCACCAGTCCCGGCGCGCTCGACTTCAACCACGGCAAGGTGACATGGACGTCCGGCGCCAATAGCGGCGCGACCGGATGGGTGCGGCAATGGACGTCCGGCACGGGGATGGTCGCGATGGTGACCGACTTCCCGTTCGACATCGCGGACGGCGACGATTTCAACGTGCTGGCCGGCTGCAAGAAGAACCGCACCGACTGTGCAGCCTATGACAACATCGACCGCTATGGCGGCTTTGACTTCGTGGCGCGCTGATGGCGAGGGACGCTCAGTACTCCGGGGCTCCCCAAAATATCTGGGACACCTCGGTCGAAGACCTGTTGCTGAGACCATCGACCTCGACCGAGGTCACGGTCAGCCCGCCATCGCTGTCGGCCAGGACGGATGCGAGCCTCGCACAGCAGGCTCTCGGCCGGCCATTGCCGGTTGTCATCGGGACCGGTCGCGTCGACGGCATCTATTTCGTCGGCGGCACCGAGACCATCTCGACGGTAACGACAGAGGACGTAACAGTTCCAGACCCGGACTATATCGTTGTCGGTGGTCTCCAGAATGCCGCTGCCGGCGGGACCGCGGCGTTTTTTGCTCCACGCCAGACCACGTCGACGGTAACGACGGAGACCGAAAACCGGACGATGGCCGGCTATGCGCTGGCCTATGACGCGTTCGAACGCGGCTATAACCTGGTCCGGCTGGAGGTCGACGGCACGGTCGTCTACGACATCGAGGCCGGGATCCCTGCCACGACGACTTTCCGCTTTTATGGCGGCCGGCATTCGTCGACCGACGAGATCCTGACCGAGATCATCGGCGCCAATGCCGGCGCCTACGAAAACTTCGTAATGGTTTTCATCGACGGCTATCCCGCCGATTCACCGCCGGGCGTGTCAGCCGTGATCTCCAACACCGCCAATAGTGGCGGTCCGGAGATGGCCGATCTTCAGAACATCATCACCGATGCCATGTTCCTGGCCGGCTTCGGGCCGGCCGACCTGACGTTCGAGGGTTTTGGGGGCATCGGCGGCGTGTCGACCGACGGTGGCACCGGGGCGAACTTCGTCCTTGGCGATAACTCTGGCTATATCTGTTATGTCGACACGGGCGTAGAGCCGCCAACGATCGAGCAGGTAGCTCAGATCGGTACTGACGTCTTCAGTGGCGACGTGGGCTCGGTGACGGGCAGCTCATATGCCCTTGTGGGCGGCATGCCGACATTCCTTGTATGCGGCAAGGATTATCAGAATACCGGCGAAGGCCTCTACACCGATGGGGCGATCCTCCTGTCGCACGATGGCAGGAACTGGGAACGGGTCACGGAGTGGGAAGGGTCGCAGCATTCGGAGTGGTTCATTCCGCGCGAGCTCGTGTGGGATCCCGAGGATCAGACATTCTATGCGTGGATAGAGCAGCGCACCGCGACGGAGCCCGGTGTCGATCATGTCTGGTCCGGTGAATGCTGGGCTTCTCCCGACGGTTACGAATGGGAGCTGATCGACCATGCCGATGGAAGTGTCGGCCGGCTCAATGACGTCTTTGAAAGTCATTGCAAATTCCAATGGATCGGCGGACCCTCGGCGGGGAAAGGCTTTGCGGACGGCGCGTTCGGCTTCAATCCCGATCTGACGACCTTCGCGGGCCTTTCACCGACCCCGCCGGGCAGCATTGCGACAGACCCCGAGACCAGTGAGACAGGGCATCTTCTCACGCAGGAAGTTGTCACACCTGGCTACCAGGACGCCGTTACTTTCAGGAGCGGCATGTGGGGCAAAGTAGGACCGGTCGGCGACGATTTCCTGATTTCGACCGACGACGCCAGGACGTGGCAGAACCTCGGGACCATCCCGTCCGATGCCGGCATCCTTACACTGATTGGCGGGGGCTCGGCCGGTAGTGAAATCGCCAGCTACGGGTTCGTCATCGCCAGCGACACCACGATCCAGAACGTGGTGCGCTCGCTGTCCGACATTTACGGCTTTGCCTGGTGCGATACGGGTTCCGGTTTCTTCTTCAAGAAGGCGGTGCAGGGCGAGCTATTCACGATCGATGCCGCGCTCGATACGGTCGATATCGTGGAGCGTGGGGGCGGGCCGGTGCTGTCGAGCGATGATGCAGACATCCGCACGCCGTCCTCCGTCGAGATGGAATACGTGTCCAAGGAAGGCGGCTACAAGTCGAGGCCGGTCTCGTTCAACATGACCACCGGCGTCCTGAACTCGATTACGACGCCGCGGTTGTCGACGCCGATCCTGCTGAACGATGCGGAAGCGCAGCGGATCGTCACCGAGAAGTTCTTCGAATACCAGGAGAAACGCCGCGAGCACAGCCTGGTCGTGGCGCCGGAAAACATCGTCCTGCTGCCCGGCGACATCGTTTCTTTCCCGTCCGGCGGCACTACCTACATCACGCGAGTCGAGGAGATCGGCATCGACCTGCGCAACATGGGCGTCGAGATCAGCGCACGCGACTTCCAGACCGAGGTCGCGACCAACATCACGGCCGTCAGCAACAATGGCCCAGTCTGGCAGAAGGTCTATTTCGCCAGCGAATATGTCCATCTCGACATGCCGCTGTTCAGCTACGAAGACGATGCCGCCGGCGGCTCGCTGGTTCAGTACGGCGCACTGATGCCACAGGGCGAGGATCTGTGGTCCGGCGCCACGCTCTATCGCAGCCCGCTGCCGACGGACTTTGCCGCGATCTTCGACCAGTTGCCGCATGCCGGCGTCCGGGGCATCTGCGAAACGGTCCTGCCCGCGCCGACTGACCCTTTTGCGCTCGACGATGGATCGACCCTCACCATCCGCCGCGTCACCGCCGCCACCTCCCTGCTGGTCGACGCCACCGAGGCAGAGGTGCTGGCCGGCGTCAACAATGCGCTGGTCGGCATCAACGGCCGCTGGGAATGGGTCGGATACAAGACGGTCGCCGACAATGGCGACGGCACCTACACGCTCAGCGGGTTCACGCTGCGGGGCTATCGCGGCTCGGAAGTGTTCTGCGGCAGCCACGAGATCGACGATGTGTTCATCATGATCGACGCCGGCTGGGTGCGGAAGATGCTGCATCCGGTCGCCGCACTCGACGTCACGTTTTACTACAAGGCGCCCGGCCTGGGCCAGAACCTGAGCGTCGTCACGGCAACGACGCATACCATTCCCGGCACGGCTGAAACGCCATATGCGCCGACCGGCCTCGAGGCCGAGACAGGCAGCCCGGACGGCATCGACATCACCTGGGACTATCGGTCGAGGATAACGACCGGGTTCAATCCGGCGGAACACGGCGAGGCGACGCTGGCGTTTGAGGTCGATATCTATGACACGGACGGCACGACCTACATCCGCACGCTGGAGACGGCCACGAACTCGGTGCACTATGCCTCGGCGGACGTGATCACGGATTTCGGTTCGGATCCTCCTGCGGAATGTTTCTTCCGGGTCTACATGATGTCGGCGCTGTCGATCCTTGTCGCCGGCCAGGATCGGCCCGTCGCGGGGCGCGGCTACGAGGCACGCGGGCATTTCCCGACGGTCATGCTGCTGCTGTCCGGCGACATGCAGAGCGGCACCGACCATCTCGATCTGTCCGGCGACATGGCGCCCGGCAACCTGCTGCTGACTGAGGAATAAGAAATGGCTGACAAAGAGATAGGCGCACTGACCGCCGCTTCGACGCTCGCCGGCACCGAGCTTGCCCATGTCGTGCAGGGCGCCAACAGCCGCAAGGTCACCACGACAAAGGTGATCAGCGAGGTCACGCATGCGGCTGCCGGCAAGACGACGCCGATCGATGCCGACGAGCTGCCTCTGGTCGACACCGCCGCCTCGGACGTGCTGAAGAAACTTACGTGGGCGAACGTCAAGGCGACGCTGGAGACCTATTTCGACACGCTTTATGCGCCGGCTGCCATACCCGACGAGGTGGTCGGCGGCATCATCACGATTGCATCGACCGCGCCGTCATCGCCGGCGACGGGTGATGTTTGGATCGACACGACATAAATGGTGGTCTGTGAGAAAAGGTGACTAAAAATGTACAGTTTTGGCGACGGGTTCGATTGCTACTCGGCCGTTGCGGACATGGCGACCGGCTACTGGGACAGCATCGGGGCAGGGAGTATTT